TATAGATGAATCATCTTGTGTAGTCTTAATTATTAACCACAGCCTAAGACCAAAAGCTTGTGGTATTATGAGGTGCCCTGAGATTTTGAGGCTCCCTGGTACTGTAATGCTAAACAACAAAGACTACTACAAATCAAAACCTAAACTATACTACTTTATCCTCATATATTTCGTAGGATAGTCGGTAACTAGAGAAATGCTTAATATGTTCCCTAATCCAGCTGGGCTTGTACCCAACTGTCTCAAGGATGGTGGTATCGTAATCATCGACAATCATGTTATGGTTCAACTTCTCCTTCACCAAAGGAGTAAGACGTCTAACCATGTATTCGAAGAAAATCTTACCATGAAGAGATGATTCCCTGAGTGCATTATAACAATTGTCAATCGTAATGCTCTCGGAACTCCCTCCCTTCTTGGTGTAATGCAACATGTTGTAAATAGTTGGAATATCCAAACCTGCAACATATCGACCCAAAACATCATTCCAAATAAATGAACGTTTCAAAAACGTAACCTTATCTATTGTACGAAATGGTGGAGGGTTTTTGTCCTCTTTCTCATCACTTGTGTATGTTAAACCAAACTTTGGAAAAGTTGCCATCATTGTTGTCTGGTTGAAGAGGTCAATAGCTTCATCTGAGATGTTGAGCAAATTATCATCTCCATACATAACAAGTTTCACGTATTCACTGAAACCGCGAATGCAGCCGGTGTAGGTAACAAAACGAGCATTCATCAATTCACCCCAGCAAAGTCTGAAAACAATTAGACCAAAAATGGAATTCATTATTGATGTCATGGGATTGCCAGAAGGCATTCCATGGTCAAGCTCGTAAATGTTTGAACCTGAAACGTGATAAGGCTGTGAAAGTGTTACTGCCAAACAGTCCAACACTTTCTTGTCACTCTCTGTGCGTAGAGAAGACAACTCGGACATAATCCAAACAACAGCTTGAATAAGCTGACAAGTCTGACTATTGTCGTAAGAACCAAAGTCACCAGCAACAACCTTGTCTCCTTTTGCTTTCAATAAAATGGAAAGAAACTGCCATTCATCCGAATATGGGTTCATGCCAATCGCCATGCCATTCAAAAGCCTTGAAGCAACCAAATCATTACACACAGGACCAAAATACTTCCTGTAAATGATCGACATCGGCAAGTCGCATGCTGAGATCATGCGCGTCTTACCAATGGCTACTTTGCTTAAAGGTAATGTCTCATCTTTGAGGATGTCCATATAGACCCGATCTTCAGGCACAATGTGAGCTCGCATCTGTTCCTCGAGTTTCTCAACTTTGGCCTTCAAATCCTCATACATCTTCCCTTCAAGCTTGTAAGAACCTTCCGTTCCGAAAAACTCTTTCTTGCCTGCTTTCACTTCTGGGTTTCCGTAATATGAATAACCAGCTGAAGTCTTGCGTGGGATTGGACCCAAACAAGGCAAATCATCGCGGCCCACAATAGCCTCATCAAAAGTGAGCTTGGTGCCTGTGTGGCGCATGTATTGCTGAAGTTCACGGAGAACCTCTTTCTTCACAATATCAAGTTTCTTCTCATCGACAGAAACATTCTGCGAGTCTTGTTTCTTGTGAGCCTTCAATAGAGGGCTTACTTTAACACCATCATCACCTATAAAAGGAGATAAGTGTGCTGGGGCCTTCGTAACCGGATGAAGCTCGTTGTAAAGCACGGACGGTGTAATCGCCGTTCTTGTTGGTTGGAAAACTGGTTTTTCAGCCTTTCTCACAGTTTCGTGACTCGACTTCTCGTTCTTCAACACATCACCTTCAGGGACAGGCTGAAACTCCCTTACAGGGCCAACTTCCATCTGGGATAAAAACCCATTAAGTTTTGCCTGTGTAAGAACACTGGCATAGCCCTTCTTAGGACCATGGCTTTGAACACCGGCCATGTGCATACCAACTATGCGTTCTGTGTTGTTTGCAAAAGATCCAGAATAAAATATTAAAGATCC